TTCCGAACTGTCGCAATGTGCGTCGCGGGCAATCTACTGCACGGACGATGCTCGAACCGAAAGCCTGATCGAAAATGCTGTTTACCGATTGGGTTTGTTAAATGAAATTTTAAAGGAGTCAAAATGGCAGAAGAACGAAAAGTAATCTTAGACGAGTTTAATAAGAAAGATTCTGAATATGTAGGAGAATTAATACTCGAATCTTTAAACGAACTTTTTTACGACGAGGACAAAGAAATAGAAAGTTTTTCTTGGAATATACAAGTGACGTTACAATTAAAGGAGTCAAAATGATGTATTATGTAATGTTAAAGGCGTCTACAGGGGAAATAGTATGCCAAGGTGGGTTTAGCCACGAGTTCGCCGCCTACGCGAAGCAAAAGAGAGTGCGTAAACAGTTTCCCTACAGGCATGTAGAAATTGTTAAGGGAGGAAGCTGATGACGTATAAATTTATTGGCGACGTTAATCTTGAGCATGGTGGTATCTACATTAATCTCTCCGACTGGAAAGAAGGATACGCCTGCGCCGTGGAAATTTGTGATCTTGATAGTGCCTGTGGTTTTACAGGTGCTGTTTCAATCCGCAACTTGACCTTGATTAAACCGCGCAATGAGACGGAGTTGAATTCCGTCTTGTCCGTTGTTGGGCACGAAACTGAAAAAGTCTCGGACCTTGATGTGGCATATGCCGCATTTTCTTATGGTCTTTATGACGGCGAGCCGGAAGAAACAATCCAGCTTGAAGATGACGGCGAAGTAAGATTTGACGGGTGGAGCGCAGACTTTAAAGCTCCAACTGGTTTTGACCTTCGCGATTATGTCGAAAAAAATTATTTAGAGGAGAATGCTAGGGAGGAGGTTGAGCAATGACATATGCTTTTAAACTTTGCCTGATACCCATTGTAATGGCGGCAGTGCTGGTCGTTCTTTTGCTGGGGCTCATAATACCATTTCCCGCTCAAGCCAACGAACACCGCTGTATGGCCGAGGCCATGTACTACGAAGCGCGGAACCAAGGCTGGCGGGGTATGCTGGCAGTGGGAGTGGTTATACAAAACAGAGTAGATGATCCCAGGTTTCCGTCCAGCATCTGCGCGGTAGTCAAGCAAGGGCGCTACTGGAATGGCAACCCCGTCAGGCATCAATGCCAGTTCAGCTATTACTGCGACGGCAAGCCAGAGCGCCCAGAGGAGGACGTAGAGGAGCAGGAGGCATGGACCACGGCCCAGTACCTCGCCGCCACTTTAATTATGTCAGAGATCAAGCTGACGGGCATCGAAGAAGCTACCCACTACCACGCTACCTATGTTCGCCCAGAATGGGCCGCACGATTTGAAAAGTGCAAAAAAATAGGGAGCCACCTGTTTTATGTACAAAGATAAAAAGTGCCGCGCCTGCAATGGCCTTAATGAGTTCATCTATGAGATAGACCGAGTAGCGCACTACTACTGCGCTTGTTGCGATAAAGAGACCCGCGAACGAGAGTTCGAGGCCGTTGGACCAGAACAGAGGATGAAGGAGGAGACAGGGGAATGAACGATCAATTTGCAGAGTTTTTTGGGGTTTTGGTAATTTTAGGCTTTGGCCTGTGGATAACTTTTGCTTGAAAGTATGGGATAAGTCTGATATAGTGTTTTAAAAAGGAGGTAACAATGCGTTTTTATCAAGTGCAAATTTTACAGGAAAGTACAGGTTGTTCAAACGTCAAATGGTTTACAAGTCGTGCAGAAGCAAACCGAGAATTTCGTAATCATGAAGGGGAAGAGGATACGCAAACTTTTCCAGTTCAAGAGTACGACATCCCTACAAAAAAGACCGAACTTCTTCGGTGGCTTAATAACTGGGGCGATCCAAACGGCATGGGATTCAATTAAGGCTCCACGGGTGTCCCGCCGTCCCACTATAGTAGTAAATTTACAAATTAGAAAAAAATAAAGTCCCGAGTTTTTAGACGGGATTGGTGGGACAGGTGGGACAGTCTACTAACCATATCTTATATAAGGGTTTTTTGCCTGTGGGAGTGTCCCACCTCTGGAGTCACGGAATCTGGCTCATGGGACGGAGTCTTAGTTAAAGTCAGTGCTTTTTGTAAGTTTTGCTGTTATTTTACCTAAGATTAACTGATTAGGTGTAATCCCATATCACTTTACAGCCGTTTGTTAAAGTAAGACGGTGGGACAGTGGTGGGACAGCATTGATATTAAACAATAAAAGCCCTTTGGAGGCCCCGAAATGCCTAATGCTAATGCCAAGTATCCCGCCACTGATGGGACGGGTAAAAAAGTCCAAACGAGAGGACCAAATCGTAAGCTGACACGACGGCAAGAGAAGTTCGTTAAAGAGTTAGTTAGTAACGATGGTCTCATTACGATGCGAGAAGCCGCAATCCGTGCTGGTTATCCTGAGAAGAGTGCCCATAGTCGAGCTTACGAGCTAACCAGCCAGAACATTTGTCCCCACGTTGTAACCGAAATTAAACGATACCGCGAAGAGTTGGACGAGATGTATGCGGTTGGATACAAAAAACACGTTCGAGATTTGCAAAAGATTCGAGATGTTGCTTTAGAGAACGGGGCCTACTCTGCGGCAGTCCAAGCAGAGTATCGCCGTGGGCAGGCTCAAGGTGATATATATGTCAGTAAGTCAGAGATCAGAACAGGCTCAATAGATCAAATGAGCCGTGAGGATGTGGAGAAGGAACTTGATCGAATTAGAGGCTCTTTTGAGCCAATCATCGACATCACGCCAGAAGAAATCGAAGAAGCCGCCGAGGGAATCAAGCCTGTGGCAGGAAATAAAAAAAGGAATAAAACTAAGCGGAAGAAAAATTGAAACAACCCGCCTCGAAAGTTGGTCGGTCCCAGGGGTTCCCGATGTCCTATTATGTTCGGAGAGCGGGGTCTTTAGCTTTATGGAACTTAAGATCACAAAGGGACGCTCTAATAAACTCAATTTATCCCCACACCAGTGTGCTTGGCTTAGTCGGCATTCCAGCGGGCCTTGTTTTATTGTTGTGCGCGACAGTAGCTTGGCTATTAGTCTTTACTCTGGCTCCGATGCTGTTGACCTTCGTATGGATGGCCTTACAGCCGTACCGCCTTTGGCTGTATTTGAAAAGCCGTATGACTGGTTAGAATTTTTTAAGTTGACAAGCCCTGTGCGGTAATCGTATAGGATTAGTCCTACTTAACAAAAGGAGTCGAAAATGAAATTTGAAATTACTTTTCGTGATGAGTTTACAAGCGAAAGTCTTGGAGATTGTTGCGATGATTTATTGTGCTACCTTAGAGAATGTGTGGCCTCTGAGGACGTATGTGCTTTTAACTTTGTAAAATTACCGAACGAAGAAATTGGTTCCGACTCAAGCTTTAAAGAAGTAAAAATCTTACAAAAAGTTGACGGCAAATGGATTGATTTAAACTTAAACGATGATTTGACAGAACAGTTTGAACAAATCTTGGATCGACACGAGCTAGTGACAGAGCTTGGACTGTTGCCTTGACTAGGATGATTTCCGCAAATAAGGAGTTAAAATAATGCACCATAACAAACCTTCTACAAGAATATGCACAGGTAAAAAATTAATCGCCCTGCGGAATAATTGGACGGCCATTGTTAACCTGTTCGTGCCAAGGAAACGAAATGGCACGGCGGATCTTAGAGCTACGCCTAGTTATGGTCCTCGTTTACTTCACGTTCATAAAAATGGGCATAAACGATACTATGGTGCAAGCGGAGTTCTTACCCTTGAAAAGTATTCGAGCGGGGGGTCCGTTTAATGGATTGGTTCTCAGATTGGTTACAGTCCGCGATTGAAAAATTAGCTCTCTGGTTGGAGGAAAAAGAATGATTTGTCCTAAGTGTCACGGCAATGGTTACTGGATAGAGAAACTCAAAGTATTGCAACAGGTCAGGCAATGCGAGACTTGCAATAGCCAAGGTGAAATACAAGAAAAACCAATTGAACTTGACGAACGGCGGAAAGTAGGGTAGGACTTGTCCTATATTAAATTGTACAAAGGAGTCAAACAATGAGAAAACTAACCAAGGTTGAACAAGCCACCGCCAACAGTTTAGATGGCGCGGCCTTGTTTCATGTGACAGGAACAATTTTGAACAAGAGTATACAGGATTGTAACGCGGCCTTGCGTGATCTATTAAAGCGCGAGAATGTTCTGGACTACGACGAACTAAGCGCAGGTGACAAGGTAACGCTGGAAGGCGTTTACAGTGATGGGACCGAAACAACCATTTCCGCATACAAGGCGAAGACTCGCGGCGATAAAAGAATCTGGTTTAATGGCTTAAAAAATTACGCCGATGCTGGCGATGTTATGGCGTTGGTTATACGCGGTGGCAAACTGGTAATCCAGAATGTAACAAAGAAAATCGCCGTTGCAGTTTTCTTTATTCCTGCAATAGGGGATATTTTAAAACATACTATATAGTGAGTTGACTCCTCACACCAAACTAGGCCCGCCGTTGTGCGGGCCATTTTTTGCTTGCGTGTATAGGATTAATCCTATAACGTGCGACTCCTTAAACCAATAAAGGAGTCAACCATGCTTAAAGATATTGAAGTTTTGCGCCGTTCTTTAAAACGTTCTGAATATACGGGAGTCATATTATACGAAGGCCCGTCCAAAATTGACGGGAAACCAATTGTCGCTATTGCCTGCCGGATTACTGAAGCAAGCGGAAACGTCAAAACTGGCGCAATGGTACAAACGTTTATAATGAGGCAGGATATCGCGCCACATGAGGCCTTAAAAACGGGTGACGATTCCAGCGTTTGTGGCGATTGTAAATTAAGGCCAATTCACAAAGGCGCGACTAGATGCTATGTCCGAGTCTATCAAGCACCCTTATCCGTCTGGAATGCCTACCAGCGCGGACGTTATGCCGCGCCGGACGTTGATTTTGATTCCGCGTTATTGCCTGAGCTATTCGCGGGCTTGTCGTTTCGTATAGGATCTTATGGGGATCCCGCCGCCGTTCCCGCCGCCACATGGAAAACAGCGACGCGCCTTGTTAAGAATCGTACAGGCTACACTCATCAATGGAATAAGAAAATTGGCGCGGGTTTAAAAAAGCTTTGCATGGCAAGCGCGGACAATGCGGCGGACGTTGCAAGCGCAACCGCTAAGGGATGGCGAACATTCCGAGTCCGTAAAATAGAACAAGAAGTCTTGTTCGGCGTAGAGTCCATATGCCCCGCAAGTAAGGAAGGCGGACAACGAGTCCAATGCGACTCGTGCGGCCTATGCCAAGGCGCGACAATCGCGGCCCGCAATATTGTAATTGCTGACCACGGGTTAATGGACTCCCGCCGCCGTGCTATTGCTTAATTTTATGTTTGACATATAAGAATTATCTCTTATTATCTTACACAGCATTTAGCAGGGTGTTAAATGCATAAACAAAATGGAGTCAAAAAAATGTCGCACTTAATGTATAGTTCTAGCACCGATATAAAAGTTGAACGCGATTATCTAGCCAACTTGCAGACACCCGAGCCGATGGGGTCGCGCCATGCGCCTTATCCCTTTCATAGTTTTGCAACAGATACTGTTAATG